CAGGAATAAGATTACCATGAAGAGTAAGATTATCTATACCATCTGTAGTAACAATAGAATCTACATTAGATTGTACTGTATCAACACTACTATCTAAAGCAAAAGTAGTATTAGCATACGTACCAAAATGATCTGTTATAGTTTTATTAACAGTAATAGTGGCAGCGTTGGTAGCTACATTATCTTGAACTGTATTTATATTAGTATTAGCTGTTGCAGCAAAGGTGTGAAGATTAGATTGTACAGGGTCTGCACCACTACCAAAAGTAGTATTAGCATACGTACCAAAATGATCTGTTATAGTTTTATTAACAGTAATAGTGGCAGCGTTGGTAGCGACATTATCTTGTACTGTATTTATATTAGTATTAGCTGTTGCAGCAAATACATGAAGATTACTCTGAACTGTGCCAGCATCTCCTGCCCCACTACCAAAAGTTGTGTTAGCATAAGACGCAAAGGCATGAAGGTTGCTTTGCACAGTACCAGCACTGCCAGAGCCTGAAGAAAAAGTAGCATTAGCATAAGAAGCAAATGCATCTAAATTAGACTGAATTCCGTTGATTGCAGTACCACCAGTAATATGTGCCTTCAAATTTGAGACAGACATACGACGAGTCGCAGACGATTCAACATCTACGACTACAAGCTGATCGGTATCTGTAAGATTGGCAATGCCTATCTGAGTGAGTTCAGATATTTTTTTATTAGCCATCCTCTACCTTTCCTAATCTACTAAACCCTTCATAAGAGATTCATAATTGTTATTAACTTGAACGGCAACTGTCGGTTTCTCTTTCTTATGAACTGCTGACTCTACATCGTGAAGGTGTTTTAACCAGTCTAATAGATCTTTTTTAGAGAATACTCCAGTCTCTAAAGCGTCTTGCATTTTTTGATCGATCACAGAATTTATAAGCTGCAAGCGCTTTACTCGGTTGAGATATCCTTGAGTGACAAATACATTGTCTATATAAGACTTGACTTCCTTTTTTTCGATAATAGCTGCAACGCGATCTTCGCTTAAGGCATACGCGTCAGCTATATCAGAAATTGTTTTGCCACTTAAATATTCATTTGCAACTGAAAGAACTACAGGATCGATAGCGGGAGTATCGAGAGCTTTTTCAATCGCTTCTACAGTTGTTGTAGGTGAAATGATTTCAACTTCTGCTTTTTTCATTTTTTCTACCTTTGATTCTACTCTAAAATTTGGTTATACGCAAACTATAATTTTTTAGTTTTCAAGTAATAGGGCTGCACCGTCTTCTGAGAGTAGCTGACCTACTCCGTCCTCAAGAAGCAAGAAACTTTGACCAGCGCCATCTTCTATGATCAAGAAGTCGCCACTTTCTGTTAATAAGAAACCGTCGCCGGCTTCTAATAAAATAAAGTTACCCTCTCCTGTTGGTCCAAATGCCTCAAAGTCGTAGGTGATTTCAGCCACCACGTTTACAATACCATATGGTTCAAACAGTCCCTCATCTGTGGAGACTGATAAGACACGTGATTCTACTATTGGTTGCGCGTTTGTATTTGTTTTAACATCGCGTAGACGATTGACTACGCGTTCTACATCTTCGGCTAAATCTTCACAAGCCTCAATGCAATTATCTTCCATGACATATCCACGAATGTTAACACGAAAACGTTCGTAGACTACTCCACCACCAATATGCTCTCGCTGAAGACGACCAGTGGAAAAGCAGATGGTTGGAAAGTCATTAATCTCTTGTAAAAACTTAAAGTCGCGAAAAACATTTCCATACAATAATGAATTGTAGGCATCTACAGGAGGAAGAATTGTAATAATTGGAGCGGAGACGTATCCTGAACCTCCAGATACAATCTCAATTGAAGATACCGAGTCTTCTCCTGATAACACCTTCGCTCGTAAGTCTGCGCCTGAACCGCCACCACCTGAAATTAACACACGAGGAGATGCTGCATAGTTTGATCCACCTCTAGTTACTGTGATTTCTGTGATCGCACCATCTAACACATAGGCACGAGCCGTTGCGCGAACACCAGATGAGGAACCTTGAATTAGTCTCAACTGTGTTTTCAACGCATTTAAGATTTTAGTTTTTGCAGTAAGTGACGGCATGTACTATCCCCCTAAACGCGTGACGCGAAATTTTTCTCGTTGTCCAGTCTCAATCTCTTCGATCCTTTTTAGAATGTCCCACGTGGCACACCATCCATCCACATGATGTACCGAGCAGTCATCACGGAGGCGTAGAGCTTCGGCCAATGGAGCATCATTGCCTGGTGACTCACAACGATCGCCGAAAAACGTGATCGCTTCTCCGTGAAGATAGTCAAGAATTTGTGATTTGTCGCTGCCGCGAGCGCTAATATCAATCGAGGTCTCTCCTCCCACACGCGCTTCGATGCTTGGCCAACGACGATTTATAGACTCACAGAGCGCTTCGCGCTCACGATTTATTTGATCCCAGCGATAGTAATCGCTACGCTCTTGGCCTTGCGCATTTCGACCGACTATCGAAAAGTTTAACATTCCAGGGCGTTCTTCTATGTGGCGGCCACAGTGATAAACGTAATCACTCGTATAAAGTGCGTGTTCCAAATAGGCGTAGAGATCATCAGGAGCCACCCAAGAAGAGCTTGTAAATGGTCTTCCCTTATAGTAAACATCGGCTCCATTACAATTAAACGAATAGGTGCATAGATTAACTAATGCATCACCAATTTGTTCACGCGTTTTTTCAATATCGCTACCTGTGGCTAAACACACTGTGTGTGTACGACAGAAACGCGTGAGCCATAGCTCGAAGCGTGCATCAATGCGTTCACGAGAAGGTGTAAGTGTCCCATCTACATCAAAAATATAAATCATGAGGCCTCTCCTAATTGTGAAGCTTTGTGGCGACGAATCTCTGCGTCAGTGACTGAGATACGCAGGGCCGTAGAGGAAAAACGATGATCACGCTGATTGAAATATATTTCAATACCTCGATCTAGACATATCTGACGGCCAGTATAATCACGATTACGATACTCCTCACCTAGAACTCTCACATCAATACGTCTCATCTGAAGAATATCTTCTAAATCACGTTCACTCGCGTATGGAATTATCTCATCTACAAATCGCACAGCACTCAGTTGTGTATATCGTTCTACAATAGTTTGTACTGGACGGTTCTTCTGTGGTCTGTCGATGCTCGGATCTACTTGTAGCGCACAGATAAGATAGTCACAGTGTGACTTCGCGTCACGTAGCATTTCTATATGACCTGCGTGTAACAAGTCAAATGTGGAAGCAGTAATACCTACTCTCATATTTTCCCCTCTTTTAATTTGAACGAAGTTCAATCTTTTTGTTAATATATAATCTTTGACTACTTATTTTAGGCGAGTAATATATTAATTTCCACCTGTCTGATAAAACAGGTTCATTAGGAGAGCCGTCAAATACTAACCAAGAATAATTATCAAAAGATGATTCTGGTACTAGATCACCATCTAAAAAACACATATCAGCAGGAATATTTACATTTTCCCACTCATCATGTATAAATGTAAAATTTTTATACTCGTCCTGTATTCTACTTACTAAAGCCTGTGTATGCTCATCGTAATATCGATCCACTGATGTTACAGTATAACCAGCCTTCAACAGCTCTATAGTAGTATGTCCACAATAAAAACCACATTCTACTATAGAGCGCGGATATGCAATCGCACACATCTCTAAAATAACTTGTCTATCTTTATACAGGGTATAATTTCTACCGTCGGTTCTACTTTTATGAGCGAACTCTTGTAATTCTTCGAGTGTCATATAGAACTAATACCTAAAACACTTTCATCTAAACATCTCATTTTAAGTCGATTTGCGTCTCCGACTAAAAGTTCAATTCCTAAATCTTTTGATGATTCTACATAAACAGAACAACTCTCAAACGAGTCGAAATTCGGCTCTCGTAAAACTTTTATATTGACATCACCTGAAAGGTGATACACAAGAGCCACTACATACCAGATCATCAAAATCTCCTTACTAAACCATTAGAACATAATTCTGCACCCTAGTCAACTAAAATTTTCACATCAAAATAAAATGCAGGTTTAAGATGGTAGCGAATCTAAAAGTAAGTCTATAAAAAATATAAAGTATTCTGACTCTGCTATAAAATTTTTTGTATACTTTATAATATATATAGTAAAAATTTCCTATAAAACCATTGAATGGTGTCAATGACACGACTGGGTCTGCCTGGTTTTTCTGAAATTTACCCTGTGAAAGGCTCTGGAGAAGGGCGCAGCGCGTCAAAAGATTGACAAGTCCTCATAACCGCCCCCTATAGCCTGTCAAATTGTTGACACATTTTTTTTTCTTTTTGCTATTGATTTATTTGAAGAGCGACACTATATTATAAATATAGACATTAACGGAGGTTCCAATGATTAACTCTTTCACCGCTCTTGACTCTCGCTTCGCCACTATCGCTAATCGCGACCACGCTGTTACTCGCGCATCTGCCGGTGCGGTTGGTGAGCTGTTTGAACAGCTAATGGTTGGTGAGATTGTCGGCAATCAGCGTGGCGCAGATTTTGCCGCGATTGATTGCGAAGCCAAGGTTCACTATGGTTCAGGCGTTGTGTCGCTGTTTACTCTCGCACCAACTTGGGGCATGAAAGCTGGCGAATTCAAACGCGCTCATGGCTCAACTGTTGTTCGCGCTAATGCTGTTAATAACAAGGGTTTCACTGTTCTGATTGATGCCGGTTACGTTTGCGTCGCACGTGATGGCCAAGCTATTGTTGGTTGGACTATCGAAGCGTTAGCTAATCGCATTGAAGAAAAAATGGCTAATGTTTGTTTTGTGACTGCTACCAAAAAAGGCAACTCGGTTACTTTCACTGATATGTTTGTTGGCAAGCGCGTTAATGGTCAGCGTTTTGTTGACGCTGTCCGCACTGGCAAGGTAACTATTGAGATGCGTGGCGATCGTGGTTGTGTGTTCCGCGCTATGCCAGCCGTTTTGAAATCTCTATTTGAAACTACACACTAAGAGGATGCTATGATTATTCGCTCAAAAAAATCTATCTCAACACTAAACAACGCTAGATCATTTCGCACTATTACGCCTCGATCTACAAAGGTTACATCTATAATACACACAAAAAGCAAGCGAATTGTTAAATGATTTCAATGACTTACACCGCCGCCGGGGGCCTGCTAACCTATTGATTTAATTGAATAAATTCCTACTATTAGCACCGCCTGGAACAAAACGTGAACAAACCAAAGCGCTAACCTATTGATATCATTCGGAAATAAAAATGATAAGTCATTGAAAACATTGAGAAAGAAAATGCATTTTTTTTACTCTTACCCCTTGATTTTTGGGGTCACAATGCTTATATTATATATATAGAAAGGAATTAAACATGATTAAAAACATTTCAATCTTCGATCTTGATGGCACTGTCATCGATTCATCACATCGCCAGATGGTTAAGCCTGATGGCACACTTGATCTTGCTAAATGGTTTGAGTTTGCAACACCTGAAAAAATCTTTCAAGATAAGGTTTTGCCTTTAGCTACTCAAATTCGCAGACGTCAAAAAGCTGGTGATTTCACCATGGTTTGCACAGCTCGCAATATGACTGATGCAGATTTCGAATTTTTGGCATCTGAGGGAATTTGTCCCAATAAGATTATCTCAAGACCTGTTGGCAATATGGAACCTGATGGGGTTCTAAAAGCTAAACAGCTTCGCTCATTTTTCAACCTTAAGCAATTTCAAAAAGCCTCAAAGGTTATGTTTGATGATGCCGCTTCGGTTCGTTCATCACTTCGCAAAATTGGGATTGCTGTTATTGATCCTGCTAAAATCGCAGAAAGGATTGCGTAATGCTAAAATTGTTCATTGATTACCCTGTTGGGGCAACTCTTATGACAACCGCTATTTTTGGTTTTGGCTCGGTTGTTCTTAATGTTCTGGCACGTCACCTGCTAGGTTTTGACCTGCTGTTGTTTGTTCTTTGGTTTTTGGGGCTTCGCTAATGTCTATATTGTTTCGCTTGTTTTGTTTTATTGAAATTGTCGCCAGCTTTGGCTTGATCCACTTTGGCGCGATTATCTATAAATCATGGGTTGATGATCCTGCAATCAGCTTGATTGCAATATCATTTATGATTATTGGGGTTTTATCTGGCATCACTTTTGCCACACTAGCAATTAGGAATTTTCGCTAATGTTTGGAATTGTTGGGTCATGTTTGGTTATTATCCAGATGGCGTTGTTATCTATTGGCGCGCCTACTCATACCGCTTTATTGTTTGGATTGTTGGCGGCTATGTGTTGGATATTTCACGCGCTCGAAAGAAATGACAAGGCGTTGCTGTTTGTCAATCTGGCGGTTGGGGGTTTCGCGTTCTATGGCTTGATGCCATAGGCGCAAGCTCGCGCCTGATCGGCGCCGGTGGTAGTTCTACAATTTTAAGTCGTAGGTCTACTACAGATTCGTGAAATTTTGTTGTAAATCAAAGTCTTAAACAAGGCCCGGGGCCTGTTGCATAAATGTCACACTTTTGAAAAAAAGAGAAAAAAATGCAAAAAAATTGATGATTGCCCTTGACTTTTGGGTGAAAAATGCTTATATATATACTATAGAAAACAAAAGAAGGAATTAGAAAATGATGACATTTTATACCGCTGGAAAAGTTTGGCATAACGAAAAATTTCAAGCTCTGAGAGCTAAAGGCTTTCCAGTCAAGGCTCGCTGGATTGATTTGGATAATGATTCAGATTTTGTCTTAAACAAAAAAGATCAGCTCTGGAAGCTGTGCTATGAAGATGTTCGTGATTCAGATTTTGTCTTGCTGTATTGTGAAGATATGAATGAAGAACAACGCGGTGCGTTGGTCGAAATTGGAATGGCTTTTGGTTTTGATAAACCTGTTTATGCTGTTGGTGCTTGTAAGACTATCAAGCCAAATGAAATTTCAGATGTTGCCTTTACTCACTATGAAAGGTTTCATTGGTTGCCTGTTAATGACCTAACTAAAGGTGCTATGATGGCTATGGAAATTGAGCGCAAGAAAGCGCAAATGATTGAAGAACTTAACTTGGAGGTTGCATAATGCCCTATATCCCACAAAAACGCCGTGATATTATTCACAACAAATTAACTGAAGAAGGTTCTACATGGACGCCCTCAAATGCTGGTGATTTGAACTATCTATTTTCAACTTTTATAGATAACTATTTGGTTGAGAAAGGTATTCGCTACGCTCATGTAAATGAGATGATAGGTGCGCTAGAATGTTGCAAAATTGAACTCTATCGCAAAATTGCAAGTCCTTATGAAGATCAAGTCATGTTTTCAAATGGGGAAGTCTATTATGCTGGAAAAGAAGAAATAGGAGCTGAATACTAATGACACTACATAAAGATAGAATTTTTGCTGAACTCTGTTCTCTATCTGCTGATCAGATGGAAAAACTAATTGATGCAATAGAGGTTGGTGAATTACACTTTATGCCAACACTATTAGATTGGGCTGAAGATGCCTTACTTGAACTGAGAGATGAGGAGAATGAAGAATGAAAAAATCAGTTTGGATTGTGTATGACCCACATGGTGAACAGCTTGATATCTGTGAAGATGAATTGACTGCATACGCTGTGAAAAAGCATTGGGATTGGAAAATTATTGAGCCGTGTTCTGTTCGTGAATATGAGCTAACTACTCGTTCTGATGTTGATAATATCGTGTTATTTGAGCCTGATATTGAAACAGACGAAGATATTAGATTTATCATAGAGACACGCTATGATGCCTAAATAACTAACAAAATCAAAAGGTTGCGGGGTCCCCGGGGGCCGGGCTAAGTCTTTGATTTTATTGAATATTTTATTTGCATTTTGTCGCGTGTTGAACACTATTGGTCGCATACAGACAAGCAAGATTCTATTTTTATGCTATATTAAACTCATGATGAAGAAAACAAAGATCACTAAAAGAAATCCGCTGGCTCGTGTGGTGAAAGAATTTCGCCCACAGGTTGTGGTGTCCAAGAAGGCATACAATCGTAAGCGTCAAAAGATTGACGCAAAAAGATGCAATATGTCAAATTACTGACTTGACTTTTAGATATTTTTGTGATATATTCTATCTATAAAATAAATGTTCAACCCCTTAGACATGGAGGATTATATGTCTGAAAAAGCTGTAAACTACACCCCTGAAATGACTGCCAAAGCAATCGAGCTTTACCAAGATGGTGCTTCGATTGACGATATCGCAGAAGCTGTTGGGAAAACTGTTCGCTCAGTTCGCTCAAAGCTCGTTCGCGAGGGTGTCTATGTCGCCCAGCCAAAGGCGACTGCTCGTAAATCTGACGAGCCAACCAAGAAGGAATTGCTTCGCGATTTAGAAGATGCTCTACCTTCTGACTTCCCTATCACTGGTATGATGGGTGCTACTAAAGAAGCGATTGTTGCTTTGATGGGTGTCGTCAAGCAATAATGTTTCAGCGAGAGCCTTACAGACTTCAATGATAGAAGGCTCTCGCTATCCTTTTCAATTTTTTTCTAAAGAGGTGAACTCATGCTTATTTCTCGTAAATCACAACTCACTGGCAAAACTCGTATTTGGGACATCGATATCACTGATGCCCAGATGGGTTTGTGGATGTCTGGTGGACGTCTGATACAAGATGCGATGCCGCATCTGACAGATGATGAGCGTGAGTTCATCATGACTGGCATCACGCCAGAAGAATGGGATTATGCGTTTAGTGAAGATGAAGAATGGATAGACGGCTATCCAGACCAAGACCACTATGACCCATTAGATGAAGATATTTGGCGTGATGAAGACCGAATAAGTCAACGAATACAATGACTTACGGGCGCCCGGGGGCCGAGCTAAGTGTTTGATTTTATTAAGAAAATGTGTTGCAAATATGTCACACTTTGGGGTTATTTTGAAAAAAAACGCATTAAAGGCGCATTTTTTTCTTGCAAAACCTTGAAAATTGGTCTATAAATACCTATATATAAAGAGTCACAGAAACAAGGATGAAAAATGGCTAACTATATTATCTCTATCACAGACAACGACAAAACTCTTTTCAAGACTGGCTGGACTGGCAACCACCGCTTAGATGCTGATGGCTTTCCAGAGGGTCGCTTCAAAGAATTTTTGCGCTCATATGGTCGCAATGGTTGGACTGTCAACTTTCACAACTGTCTGGTGCTAAATGATGACCGCAAGACTTATTTGGTCGAGCAACTTTCTCAAATTATGATGGCGCGAAAAGGTCTTGACTATTTCAAGGCACAGACTGATGCAATCGCTGTTGGGGTCAAATCTGGTTGGACTGAAATTTTTGCTGTATCGCTCAACCAAATTCGCGGCTACCAAGGCAAGGCTGTTCAGATATGCAAAAAACTCAACTGGAATTTTCGCAAAATTCTAAACTATATCCGCGATTTTTGTCGCAAACATTTTGGGAGCAATAATTATGCAGAATACAAATACGGCGAACCAGTCTACCGCACAACGCCCTTTAATCGTAAAAAGCCGCGTTGGGATTCACGTTCTCAGAAACAGGCAATCATTGACTGCAACCGCCACAATTAAATCGAAATCTGAAAAAGGAGCTAAAAAATGCTAAACATTCAAACACTTCGCGTTGACGAAATCGAAAACCTCACCCATGACGAACTGCATGAAGCGGTTGCGTTGCTGGAAAATGCCCAGCCGTCAGAGCGTCAAGCTCAACTGCTCAATCGTGCGCTTGATGAAATTGATGAGCGTGAGCAATGGCAAGACGATGGTCAGCCAGATTGGGCGCAAGAATGGGAAGATTTTGGGGAGGTGTACGATGACTGCCCTGAATATATTTAGGCTATTTCTGGAAATTGTCAGAACTTGCGTGCCTATCGCTATCTTAATTCTGCAGATCTTAATTCTGAAAGGGGTTAGCTTATGAATATGAAAAAAATAATGATTGGCCTATATCTGGCTTACTCTGTCGCAACTGATACAATAATTTGGGGAGGCGCATTATATTGGCTGATTTTTACTTAAAATCAACCAGTTAGCGGCGCCCCGGGGGCTGGCTAAGTCGTTGAAATCATTGACAAAATGTGTTGCATAAATACAACACTTTTAGCTTTTTACGAAAAAAATGCACTCACAACGCATTTTTTGCTTTACTTTCACGAAAAAATAAGGTATAACTATATTATCAAATAAAGAGAGCGTTAAGAAAGGTCAAGTGACTAGTCCTGAAAATGGAAACCTCTCTAAGTCAAAAAGGATGTTAAAATGACTGAAAAAGCTGTAAATTATACCCCAGAAATGACTAACCAAGCTATTGCTCTCTATCAAGAGGGTATCGCTATCGAACAAGTGGCAGAGGCCATTGGCAAATCTGTTCGCTCTGTTCGTTCAAAACTGGTTCGTGAAGGCGTTTATGTAGCCCAGCCAAAAGCAAAAGCTAAAAAGGCTGACGAACCAACTAAAAAGGAAATTATGATCGAACTTGAAAAAGTCGTTCCGTTTCCTACTGATGGTCTAATGGGTGCAACAAAAGATTGCTTATCAGCAATGCTTAAGCACTACTCAGACTAGTCGAGTAAGTCGAGCGATAAACGCGGTTAAGCCTGTAACGACTATAAAATTAAGACGCAGGTGGGAAAGGGCAATCCCTCACAAGAAACCCCTCTAATTCTAAGGATGTTGTGTTATGGAAAAAAATCTTCAATTTTTGATTCGCCTAAATGAACAGGCTGAGATTGTTCATAAGAATAAATTTCGCGTTGCTGTCTTGCTTGAGGGCAGAGATGGTGCTGGTAAATCTGGCACTATTCGAGAACTGACAAGATACCTACCCCCATATGCTCACCGCATTGTGCCGTCATTTATGCCAACAAAACGCATGATGAAAGCATGGCTGGCTGGTTGGTCAAAGATTATGCCAAAACAGGGTGAGATTGTTTTTTATGACCGCTCTTACTATTCGCGTGCTTTGCTTCAACCTGTTATGGGTTGGTGTTCTCAAAACCAATATGATAACTTTATGAAAAATGTTATTGAATGGGAACAAGATCAGCCTATCTTATTTATCAAACTGTGGTTGTCTGTGAATGAAACTAAACAGCGCAATCTTTTAGAGCGTAGAGCTAATGACCCATTGCGTTATTGGAAATACAGCCCTAATGACGAAAAGGCTGTCTCAGCTTTTGACCAGCTTACTATTAAAAAACAAAAGATGTTTGATTTAGGTGGCTGGAATATTATAGACATGGATAATCGTTTTCATGGTCGCAACCAAGCTCTAAAAACTGTTGTCGAAACTCTTGAACAAGAAACAAGCCAGATTGTTTAACTAATTCAAGAGTTTACGGGCGGCCCGGGGGCCGGATTTTCTCTTTGTTTTCAATGTATTAGGGGTGTGACATTTTTGCCACAGCTACTAGGAAAAATGCGTCTAAAGACCATTTTGTGCTTGCAATTTGGTCAAAACTAGTTTATAACTATATATAAGAAAAATAAATAAGGAGAAAATTTTGAAAACAGTTTTTATATTCGATCTAGATGGAACACTAATCAACTCTGAACATCGTACACCTCGTGACAAAAATGGTCGTGTAATTCTTAATGAGTGGTTTAGACTCGCTACTTGGGAAAATATCGAAAAAGATACTTTGCTTCCACTAGTCAAACTGTTTCGTTTTCTAAAACGCAAACACTTACCTGTTATGGTGTGTACTGCTCGCACTCTAAGCGAAGCTGATAAACGCTTTTTCGCTAAACATGCTCTAGGTTGTGAGCATACTCTCTCAAGGCCAAAAGGCGATAATCGTCCAGATGGTCAACTGAAACGCGAAATGCTTTCAGAATTTTTCGAAACTCGTTGGAAAAACTATAACAAAATTATGTTTGACGATAATCACGAAGTCTTAGCAGAGGTTGCTAAGATAGGCATCAACTCAAAAGATGCTGTAAAAGCTAACAATCACATGGAGGTTGCATTTGCAAATGGCTAAACAAATTTTTGGAAATAAAACAGGCGTCTGCTCAGTCTGTGGAATTAACTGTTGGGATGCAAGCGGTGGTAAGCCAGCTGTTTGGCCTTGTGGTGTTCAATCCTGTCCTTATGAAACTGAAGCTCAACAAGCTCGCATTGGTTTAGACTATCAGCGAAGCGATATTGGAAATGCTCTACAATTGACAATTTATGAAGGATAACAAGGACTTAGCAGGTCCCCGGGGCCCAAATAGTCAAGGAAAACAATGCGGTGAATGGTGTTCTTAAACCAAGAAAATGAAATGAATTCAACTACTTGCTGACCAACTTTAATCCTTGATTTCAACTTAGCGACCATTCTTCATTTAATTTCTTAACTGTGCAGTGTAACTGCACCAGTAGTAGTTCGACGATTGTCAAGTAAAAAGTCAACGCAAATGGTAGTACATGTCCAAATAACTTAAAGTCCTATCTGCGCCGCGCTAAGTAGTAGATCTACGAAACTTTTTTCTGGTCGAAAATGTCAGCGCCGCTAGTGTAGCACAAGTCTCCTCTCGTTGTCAAGCGAAAAATAGCTTTGCGCGCTACTCAAAGGCAAGTCTATGTAAAATTATTGCGCCACACGATGTACGACGGCACAGCGATTTTTCGCTTGCACTCGCGTTAAAAATTTGGTACTCTCTATATAGAAATTGAGATGAATGGCTAAAATAATTTGATAAGCGCGAGGCGCACTAGACTTTCACTTTTCACTTGCTCTTTGCAAAAAGTTTTGATATTATATATAAAGAAGATGAGGGAAGAGATCGCCTCAAGACTGATCTCACCAAAGACTAAGTCATAAGGAGATGTAATATGGCTGATACTCAAAAAGTGGTGAACTACTCACCAGAATTGACTGCTGCAATTGTAGAACAGTACCAGGCTGGTGCTGATATCGAAGATATCGCAGCGTCTATCGAAAAGAGCGTGCGTTCTGTACGTTCGAAACTCGTCCGTGAGGGCGTGTATGTAGCAAAACCAAAGGTTGCTGCGCGTAAGCAGGATGGTCCTACGAAGAAGGAACTTCTGCGCGACCTCGAAGCTACTGGCTTCGATGTAGCAGGCTTTGAGGGGGCTACTAAAGATGCACTTGTGCGTCTGATGGGCGTAGTTGCCCATTAAAGGGGGAACTGAGGGGAGCTTGTCTCCCCTCTTTTTTTACCCTCTCGCGCACTCCGTGCGCTCTTGACAAGACGAAGTCTTCTGTAGTCAATCACAGAAAAAGACGAAGTCTTATTTTAGCAAGTCATATATTCCCCTGTGATGACAGTCTATCCCTCCCACCTCACCCTTTTATCATAACACATAAAAAACCCATGTGCAAGTGCATTGTGGGCGCACTTCGTGCGCACGCAGGAAAATAAGTAAAAAAATGATGTATTTTGGATAAATCATTAAAAATATGCAAAAATATCGAAAAACGGCAGTTTTTCTCTAGTACAACTATAGTTAAAAAACGGAGATTTTTGCACCCTCTCAACAAAAAAAATTAACGGCGAGCTTGCACGCTGCGC